CCGGGGCGGGAATCGAACCCGCTCCACCCCGAGAGAGGAAAGGTGTGCGCCTTTACACCACCCGGCTTACCCACCTATTAGGTGTTAGATACGCGACCGTATACGATAGCCTCGCTCTGGAGGATCTCGTAGTCTACTCGGTAGGAGTAGAACAGGTTGACCTGTCCGGTAGCAGCGTCTCCGTAGGGATCACGCAGGACTTTCATGGAAGGAGCCATGTAGTAGCCCATCTGCGACCAATCACCGAAGAAGATCGGCTTGTTGTCACCCGTACCGTCAGCATCGACCTTAGCCGAGAACATGACGGGATAACCGAGCAGGCTCGGACGGTTGGCGTACTGACCGAACGTGGAGCGGATGCCCTGCTCTGCGTACAGACGCTCGTTGCCCGTCAGAGCAGCGATGTTGCCGTAGGTGGAGCCACGAGTCAGCCAAGCGATGTTCGGGCTGTCAAGGTAGAACTGGACCGTATCGTTGAAAGCGATCTGCTCGATTTCACCGGCGGCGATGCCTGCGGCGGTCGTGGCAAGTGCTTCCGTGCCAGAGGCTGCTGCCTCGGCAACGATCAGGCTGTTGTTTGTTTTCGCCATGCCGCGAGCAACGAAGTTCTCAATGAAGGCAAGCAGGTTGCTTGTCTCATCTTCGAGAAGTTCTTCGCTCAACTGTACCTTCTTCGTGTACTTGACAAGCGTGAACGCCTGCTGACCGACTGCCGGAGCATCGCGGTCGTAGGAGTTGGCTTCCGAAGTGCTGACGAACTCGCCATCGGCTTCGTTGTCGAAAGGCACGTTTACAGTCGTTCCGACACCGGGGATGCGGGTCAGACCGAGCAGGTCCGTAAGGTCGGCTTCGGACTTCTTGGCAAAGATGCCTTCGAAGTGACCCGTTGGGACCAAATTGCCCCCATCGGCGGCGGTGGTGATGTTCATGTCCGTGTCGTTGGATGCTTTGATCTCAACTTCGCGTCCATCAACTTCGTAGCCTTTAGCGCCACGGAGACCACCTGCATCACCATCGCGTACCCATGCGGCGTATGCTTTGGCTTCGGAGTCTCCCGTGCTTGCTATGATAGCCGGAGCGGACTTGGCTTCGGCAGGTACTTCGACGATAGCAGGAGCGGCTTTGGCTTCCTCCATAGCGTCGAGACGTGCGTTCTGAGCAGCGATCATGCTTTCGATGCTTTTCAGAACGTCATTGTTCTGTTCAGACATTGTAGTGTCCTCTTGTTCTGTGTGTGGAGTTGCTTCCTCAGCGCCCATGTCAGGCGCTTCTTCGATTGCTTCCGATTTGGCTTCTGCCGCAGGTGGCGCGGGTTGATCGGATCCCGCCTCTGCCGTTTCTGCCTCTGGCTCCACTACATCAGATGCAATGCTTGTTGCCGGGGCTGATGCCTCGACAAATTCTTTGATAGACATGACGTGGTTGCGTGGCTCGGCAGGGTTCAGTACAAGCGATGCCTCGCCGAGTATCCATGTCTCAATTTCTTTTGACCCGTTCTCCGCATCCTTGCGGCTGACGAGGTGTCCGACTGCGCCGGACGAGTAGCCGAGTTTGCCCATCTCGACAAGTTCGTTGACCATCTTCTCGTACTCGTCACGCTTTTCCAACTGTGCCTCGAACCACAGTCCGGCATCGGTGGTGCTGATCTCGCCCACGCCGATCTGCCTGTTCTTGAGCGTATCGTCGTAGCCGTGCTGATAGTAAACGGGGAGGGTTGCTTGGATGCCGAAGTCGGTGGACTTAGTGAAGAAGTCACCGTATAGGTCGGGGTCAGTCGGTCCGCTAAACCTCACCAGATAGCCGCCGATTCGACCGTCACCCAGAGCCTTAACCTCGCCCCCGTAGGCGATGAGCAGTTCGTTGTCGTTCATTGTGTCTGTTGATTTATTGAGCGGCTTACGCGGATCGTGCGCCCAGTTCTTTAATGATATATCCCGCTTGCTTGGGCAACCTTCCTTTGCGGGTTCGCCCTGCTCGCCGTTACGCATCCTTTCAATGAATGAGATGGCGCGGTTTGCATTCTTTATGTGCTTCTCCGTCCAATCGTCTTTGTTGGTTTCGAGCAGTTCAAGATTGCGAGCGATGACTGCCGCCGGGTCTACCGATGCCAAGCGGCTGCACTCGGTTTCGGACCACGCCCGAAGATCGGACGCGCTCATATTGGCGAGCCTGTTCCACTTGCGGTATACCTCGTCGAGTTCTTCCATGCCCTGTTATACAATCAGATGGTTTAGCGGTTCGTTTTCTTGTCTACCCAACCGCCGCCCTTGAACACGGTCCCGCTGCCGCCTGTGATGACAATGCGGCAATCCTGTCCGGTCGTTGGACACTTGGTAAGCGGTGCGCTCTTGATCGAAGCGAAATGCTCGAAGCGTGTCCCGTCTTTGCGTTCGTAGGTGTAGGTCATCCCATTCCCTCGAAAATGATGTCTTGTAGTGCTGCGGCGATGATAGTTGCTTCTCCTTCCGGTATGCCAAGGCGTATTAGTTCGGCGTAGTACGCGGCAATGACCAATGCCAGATACTCAACGCTCTTGATATTTTGATCGTGCTTAGTCACCGTTATCGATCAACACGAGGTTGAACTGGAGAGAGATGTTGGCGGTGTTGTTTGCCACCTTGCCGAAAAACCCGATGTCGCAGGGTCCGACAAACGGACCACGCGAAACGTGGTTGGTTATGACGAGCGTGTTCTGCAATCCTTTGTGTAGTGCCTGCAACCGCATTGGCTCATACGGAGATGCTACATCGTCCGCGCCGCAACGCTGAAAGAAAGCGAGGTTGGCGTTCTTCGTTGGCTCAATATCTGCCGAGTAGGAGGTCATGAAAGCGGTCTTTCCTTTTGGCACAGTATACGCACCAATCAGGCTTTGCCCATAGCCGAACACGCCATCTTTTGATAACTGCCCCCACGTAGCGCCGCCACCGTCTGCCCGTAGCGTTATCGTCCCGGCGTGAGTGCTTGCTGATGTTGATGCGTAGGTATTTGTATTGACAACGTACATACGGTATACACGCAGCCACGTATTGCTGAGGTCCACCGCCTGCGTTCCTTGCAGGGATACCGTCTCGGTCTGCTCGCGCCAATCTGCACCGATGCCCTGAACGAGTACCTGCTGCGCCCCTGCGTTGCTCGTGCTGTCTACGTCAGACGATGACAGTATCTCAAGTGATACAGCAGCGGTAGGCGTTGGGTACGTCTTGCTGTCCGTGATGACCGTCCACGTTGTCCCGATAGCGTCAGCCTCGCCGAACTTGTTGACTACGCTGTGGCTCTTGACATCACCCTTAGCCACCTCCAAGTAGAACTCGGCGTTGATCTGGTTTCCAGATAGGTCGCGCTCAATGCCAACCTGTCCATGTGCGGCAGTTGCAAAAAGGGAGAGCAGGATGATTGCGGCGGTTCGTTTCATTGTAAGCAGTCTTGGTAATAGAGTTGTTTTGCTTCTGCGAGTTGCAGGCAGGTGATGAGTTGCAACTCCTTCTTTATGTCAGACTGTGTGCGCTCTACCGCCTCGATCCGATCCTCCATCGTTCGCATATTGGTCAGCATACTTCCCTGTGCCATTTCCACCGCGCCAACACGGTCTGGCAGTTCGCTATACCCTGCGGTCGCTACGCCGACAAGCATTGACGCGACGATAACTCCGGCGAGCAACTTGCCCACCTCGATCAGTTTCCCGGTCTGTTCTACTGTGTCCATTGGTTAAATAATTAAGGCAAGAAGCCCATTTGACAGCGGCAGTTGATTACTTCGCCGGGTGGACCACCCGCCTGCGATGGTTGCATGAGACCGTTGCTGAACGGCTCGTTTAGAAGCCTCTCCTCCCCGTCGAGTTTTCTGTGATTAGCCTCTCCCGCACGTGGCTTCTTACCCGGCTTTTTGCTCAGGTCTGGTCGCACCCTCTGATCGCCTGCGGTTATCCAGAACTTCTTTGTCATGCCTGCTGCGGTGGCGGCTTCCATCGCCCCGTAGTTGGCGGCGGCGTTCATTTCTGTTTGAGCAATCCGAAGGGCGCGGTTTCTTGACAGTTCGCCCCATCGATCCCTCATCAGTAATGCAATATCATCTGTACCCAGACCAAGTTCAGCAGCCTGTTGTGTTGCCGCCGTTACCGTGGCGCGGACCCACTCCTTCGTGTAGTTGTCGATCAGGACAATCTGCTCGCCACCCTTCTGCGCGAGATACTTGTCAACGTTGTCCTCCCACGAAGTATACTGCTCGTCGGTAAACTCCTTGCGGCTCGCGTCGATTGCGTTGTACACCTTGCCTGTAATTGTTAGGGCTGCGCTTTTCCAAGCATCGAGATACACCTCTGCAATCGGCTCGGAATCAATGGCGGCATCCGTGTCGGCGTTGTTGCGTACCGCTCGCGCCGCCGCATCGATCTGCTTGGTTATCGCCTGCTCCATATCACCGACAAAGGAATCAACTTCCTTGTCGATTAGGCGCTCCATCGCCTCTGCGTGTTCACGCCATCCCGCCTGCGTTCGAGCAAGCGGATTGAGTGCCTTTGTGCCTTCCGGTTCGGCTTCGCTCCGGTCGGCTTCTAAAAACCCACGAAGGGCGGTCTGAATACCTCGTCCAGATCAGCGCCCGTTGCCAGACGCTCGCGGATAATGTCAGCCTCGTAGTCAGCCAGAGCATCAGGCGTAAACTTTACGTCCCGCCCCTTGCGGTTGATCTTTGTGCGCCACCGCTGAATGTCGAGGTTCTTGGTATGAGATACGGTATCAGCCGAGCGGACTTCCTGCGGCTGTTCTGCCACTACGTCCTGCCCCTGAATCGGCTCGTAGCCGAGCAACTCGCGTCCCTCGTTTACGGACAGCACCGGGCCGCCTACGGCAAGAGCAATCGCCTGCGCCTTCTCCAGTTCGCTCTGCTGCATCACCTCTGTCTTGTGCGGCTCGAACTCCAAGTGGTAGCCGAGCGGCATCAGCAGTTGTTGGTTGATAGCGTGGGCGAGTAGTCGCGCCTGCGGGACAACCGTGTTCGCCATGAACGCCAACTGGTCCGACTTGGCTGTGGCGTAGTTGGCAGCGTTAGACATGACGAGCGAGTGCGGTACGCCGAGCGTCGAGGCGATGGCTTCCCTTGCGTCTCGCGTGATTACATCGCTGTGCAGGTCGGACAGGTCAGAGCCTACCTCCTGCGCTGACAGCCCTTGCATGACCATCGGGTCATCAGGCGTTGGCTTTGTGCCGAGGATGTTGCGGCGCACCCATCGCTGCCACCGCTTGACCGTCAACTCGTCCGGCTGACGTGCGTCCTTGTCTGCAACCCAGACGGTTTTTTTGACGAGACCAGAGCGCAACTGCCCAGAGGTGTATTCAGCGAGGTCATGCAGGATCTGGCTGTGCATATTCGCCGAGCGAGCGTCTGCCGATCCCGGTCCCTGCTCTACGAAGGGCGAAGGCTGAAACGTGCCGAGGATGCGAGTGCGTGGTACTTGGAATTTGCGCTCGTTGGCTGTCCGCTCGTAATAACGGAAGTTGCCGCGCTCATCTGGTCCGTACTTGCCATCCTCAAAGTTGGGCTTGATGCTTGTCGGGTTGATCCACGACAGCCCGTCTGCTTTGGTGATGATACCGTCCTTGTTGAAAGTGCCCTCCTTCATGGCGTAGGCTGCACCGACAAGAGCAAGCGATGCCTCGGCTCGGTATAGGTAGTCGAACAGGTCAAGCCACGCCAGTTCCTCCGGCGCTTCCTCGCCTGCCTTCCATACCACGTTCGTCATGTCACCCTTGTGAACGACAAAGGGCAAGGCTGCAATCGCCTTTGCCCTAACGTCTACACATCGCCGTGTCCAACCCTCATCTGTCCATGCTACCGCCGGGGACATCTTGGCAACGTGTTCGTGACCGTGAAGGTTGAAGATGTTGAGCCATTCTGGATCATTGAGGCTCACGCCCTTTGTAGATGATCCCAATACATAAAAATCGGGCTTAGGCATTACCAGACTCCCCAAGTGTTAGTTGCGCCTTTCAGGTGCGTATAGATGGCATACCGCATGGCATCAACGGCGTGGTCGTGCCGCTTGAGAGGAACGTCCTTCAGTTCGCCTGACTTGCGGTCCTCGTCCCATCGGTATTCCCGTAGTTCGTTTTGTAAGTTTTGCGACCCTGCATGAACGTTGACGTTATAACGTTTTACAAAGTCGATACCATCTTTTACGCTCTTGTCGGCTTTATACGCCTGCAATCCTTCGCGGATCAATTCCTCGATCCGGTCCGGTTCGGCTGCATCGCAGTAAATTGGCAGGTTTTTGTTGCTGACCGCTTTCTTTAACTCAGCAATTAGATCAGAGTTTGTCAGACCGCTCTGATAAATTACCTCGCGGACGTAGACATCGGGATCGGTCACGGTCACGGCAACCACGGCAGAAGGGCTGTTGTAGCCGAAGTCGATGCCGTAGAAGTCCGGCTCTCGGTGTTCTGTGTACGTTTTCCATTCAGGAAAGATGACACCTTTGAGCGCTTCGCCCCATTCCCCGCGCTCGTAGATGGCTCTCAGATCCTCGGGCAGCGACTTCAGTACGTCGATATACTGCTTGTCGAGGAAGGCGTTGTCGCGCCACGTAGTACGCAGCACAAAGATGTCTGGGTTCTCGTCGAGCCACCGCCGCACCCAGAGCCGTGAGTCGGTCGGGTTAAGCGTTAGAGTTACCTGCTTATACGTAGGCACATCGCCACGCAGTCGCAGGTCTACTTGCCGGAAAGCATCTTCCTTGACCTCGCTTGCTTCTTCTATCCAGACGGAGGTGATGCCTGCAATGGACTTGAGTTTCTCTGGGTCATCGAGTCCGGCGTGGATTATCTGCGCTCCGTTGGGGAAGGTGATGGACAGGTCGGAGCGGTTGGCAGTCACCTCTACGCCAAAAGACGCAGCGACTTCAATCAGCAGACGGAACGTGGACTCGCGGCAGGTTCGGTAAACGTTACGAATTACCAGTATCCGCTCGCGCTTATTTTGTACGCAGCGGTATACAAGTTTCTGCGCTACCGTGTAGGACTTACCAGATCCCGCACCGCCAAACAGTACCGCGTACCTGTCTTGGCTTTTAAGGAAGCCAGAGTAGCGGCTGTTGTACTGGATCTGATCGCCAGACATCAATCATCGTGGTCGGCATCGACCGGAACGAAATTAATCTGCAAGGGCTGACCGCCGGAGGTAATGTCGATGGTGTTGTTCTCCGTCCAACCCATCTTCACCCTGCTGTAATACCGCGCGGTCTGAAACCATGACGGGTGCGTTGGGTCCATCGCTACCGTGGCGATACAGTCCTGCACCTCGTCGGCGATCTGGTCTTTTAGGGCATTGTAGACCGTGCCGATTGCCTCGCTCTGTGCAATTCGGTGGTATATATTTCTCCTTGTGTAACCGAGGTCATCGGCTACCCGAGAAATGATTCCCTTGTTCTTGACTATTGAGGCGATTATTTCCTCGTCGGTATGCTGCTTCTTGTTCACGCGCGTGAGTGAGAAATTTTGCGAGTGATCGGTTTGCGTTCTTC